CTCAAGTGGTGCCTGCATGGGTGGGTTCGCAAGGATACCGGTACTCGCCGCTTCCGTAAGGCCTATATTGAGGTGGCCAGGAAAAATGGAAAAACGACAATGATGGCGACCGAGGTTCTGGATCTATTTTTCCTTGACGGAGAAGAAGGGGCGGAGATCTACACGGCAGCCACCAAACGCGACCAGGCTAAGATCTGCTGGAATGAGGTCCTATCCATGGTTAAGAAGCAGCCGACCCTCAAGGATCGCGTTGACATTCTTGGTACCTCATCCACGATCCGAAAAAAAGGTGACATTTCGGTGATCAAGGCCCTCGGTGCAGATTCCGATACCGAGGACGGACTGAATCCATTGATGGGTATCATCGATGAGTACCACGCACACAAGACCAGTGACATGGTGAATATCCTCGAGTCAGGAATGGGATCGAGGATACAGCCGCTAATCGAGATCATCACCACAGCCGGGACCAACCAGAACGGACCGTGCTACCAGGAGGAGCGTACACTTGCTGTAAATACACTGAACGGCAGCGGTCCGGAGGATTATTTCTGCATCATCTATACGCTGGACGAAGGGGACGACTGGACGGATCCCGATGTGTGGATCAAAGCGAACCCTAACCTTGGGGTTTCGGTGTTCGAGGATTACCTGGCATCGCGTGTGAAGATGGCACTCGCTTCTCCTCGTAAACAAAACGATGTGAAGACGAAGAATTTCAACATTTGGTGCTCTGCCAAAACTGCATGGATCACCGGTGATATCTGGGATCTATGCGGAGGAGTGGTCAATTGGGATTCATTGGTCGGTCGGGAATGTTATGCAGGGTTCGACCTGGCTAATTCTGCAGACCTTTCAGCTGTCGCATTCGTGTTCCCACCAAAAGATCTGGAATGTCAATACCAAATTGTAGTCAAATTCTATATGCCGGAAGCAAGGATCCATGAAAAGAGCCTTGAGGACCGTGTTCCATACGAGATGTGGACCCAGCAAGGATGGATCACGGCCACTCCGGGAGACATCATAGATCAGGACTTCATAGAAAAAGATATTCGGGACGCATGCGATCTATTTGATGTTGTGAAAATAGGTTACGACCCGTGGAATGCAAGCCAGATCGTATCCCATTTGAAAAACGAAGGCATGGAATTGGTCTCGCTCAGGCAGGGTTACGCCACCATGAGTCCGTTCTCGAAAAATTTTGAAACACTTTTACGGAGTCAACGAATAAATCATGGTAATAATCCCGTGTTGGCATGGAATATGTCCTGCACGACGCTCAAGCAGGATGAGAACGAGAATATTCGGCCGGTCAAGCCAGACAGGAAAACCGGCAAGAGGATAGACGGCATTGTCGCCACCATCATGGCCCTCGGGCTTTCGATGGAGGGAGTGGAGGATACCGCTGATGACGGAAAAGTGTGGGTGGTCTGATGAGTTTACGGCATAGGATTGGAAAAGGCCTGATCAAGCTGCTCACGATCGATGAGTTGGTCGCACAGACTTGGGGTCCTCTCTTATCATCGTCCGGTGAGCATGTTTCTGCGGAGTCGGTGCAGCGCCTGTATGCGGTCTATGCGTGTGTGAATGTCTTGGCGGAGACGTTGGCTACGCTCCCACCGAAATTATACCGGGTGGAAGATGACGGCGGTCGCTCGGTAGTAAAGGACCATCTGTTCGCCAAGGCGCTCAAGAACCCTTTCCAAACCGGAACAGCCTTTGATTTTTATGAAATGCTGGTTTGGCATCTTGCCCTCCGTGGTCGGTTCTTTGCCATGAAGGTCAAGGTTCGAGGCGAGGTAGCCGAGTTCGTGCCCATCGAGGATCCCGACCAAGTGGAAGTGATCACCACTGATGATTACGAGTTGCGGTTCAAGATCAAGGGCAAGGAGTATACCCGGGAAGAGGTTCTGTATATCCAGATGCATAACGGGCGATCGATCATCAAGGCACAGGCGGATACGTTTGGGAAGAACCAGGCGATCAGCAAGTATGGAGCAACGTTCTTCAAGAATAACGCGACTCCCAACCTGGTGATCACGAGTCCGAACAAATTCAAGGACGAGGAGTCATACCTTCGTTTCAAAAAGATGTGGGACGACACCTATGGTGGTGTGGAACGTTCGAACAAGGTGGCGATCGTCGATGACGGGAAGAAGGTCGAGAGATTATCACTCACCAACGAGGACAGCCAGTTTCTTGACAGCAACAAGTATTCCGATTCCCAGATTGCTGGTTTGTTCCGGGTTCCGGTCTATATGATCGGAAACTACGACAAGGCGACTTTCAGCAATATCGAGCATCTGGGCATCCAGTTTGCGCGTTTTACGATGGCGCCATGGTGTAGGCGTGTGGAAACCGCTCTGACCCAACAGTGCCTGAACGATAAAAAGCTGTACGTGGAATTCCTGATGGATTCGCTTGAACGTGGAGACATCCTTTCGAGATACCAGGCATACCGGACCGGGCGCGAGTCCGGGTTCCTCAGTGCCAACGAGATCCGCCAGCGGGAAAACATGGATCCCTATGAAGGTGGGGACGATTATCTACTCCCGACGACTCATACGGTAGTCGGCGAGGAAGAAGGAGGCCAGCAGAATGGCTAAGAAATGGTACAAGATCCAAGCTAAGGAAGACTCGGCCGACGTGTATATCTATGACTACATCGGCGCTTACGGTGTGGAAGCTGCTGCTCTTACGAGAGACCTTGCCCTCATCAAGGACAAGAAAAACATCAACCTGTACATCAACTCTCCTGGTGGTGACGTGTTTGAAGGCATGACCATCTACAATTCACTTTTACAGATCAAGGAAAAACTTACCGTCCATGTGATGGGCCTTGCCGCATCGATTGCGAGTGTAATCATGCTCGCCGCCGAAAAACGGATCATGTACCAGGGATCCATGGTGATGATCCACAACCCGTGGGGGTGTGCCTGTGGCAATGCGAAGGAAATGCGCGAGATGGCCGAAGTCTTGGACAAAATCGGGGGCCAGTTGGTGCAGATGTACTCCAATGTTACCGGCCAGAGTGAGGAACAAGTAACCGAGTGGCTCGATGCGGAGACCTGGTTCAATGCGGATGAAGCGGTCGAAAACGGATTTGCTACCGAATTGTCCGAGAAGCAGGCTGCTGCATCGATCAAGAAGACTTATGCAAGCAAATACCACAATGTCCCTGAGGATATCGTGGAGGATGATACCGAGCCTACGATCCGAACTGCCGAGGATGCCCTGCGGGATGCGGGATTCTCAGCTGTCCGGGCGAAAGCGATCCTGGCGAAGGGATTTTCCCATCGGGAGGATGGGGAGCCTAGTCCTCGGGAGGAGGAGCCGGATTATTCTGCGGCGCTGGATATCGTCAAACACATGCAAAACAGTTTGGAGGCAAACTAATGGAAGAATTATTGAAGCAACTCAACGCTCTCAAGGACCAGATCACCGGTTATCAGAACCGTATCAAGGACTTGGAGGAAAAGGGTGGGAAGTTTGACGAGCTGAAGGCGCTCGTTGAATCCCAAAAGGACGAGATGGACAAGCTTATCGCCAAGGTCGAGAAGCAAGGCATCTCTGGTCTTAACAAGGATGACAGCGCGAAAGCCAAAGCCGTTGCAAGCTTCGCTGCCATGGCCCGTGGGGATTACAAGGACTTGATGCGGACCGACTCCAACAAGGATGGCGGTTTCCTCATCACTCCGGAGATCGAAGCCGGGATCCTGCATCTTGCCGCCGCCGAGGGCTCCATGCGTTCGATCGCAGACGTCCGGAATACCAACCGGAATTCCGTGGTAATGAACGTGCGCGTCAGCGGTGCCGCTGCCGGTCACGTCGGTGAAGCGGAAGAGCGGTCTACCACCGATGGTCCCCAATATGCCCAGGTCGAGATTCCGATCCATACCCAGTATGCACAGCCGGAAATCACCGAGGAGGCTCTTGAGGATGCGGACGAGGATCTGGCAGCCGAGATCATGGCGGCGATCGCCGAGGCTCTCGGAACCCAGGACGAGGAGGATTTCATTGTCGGAGACGGCGTGAAGAAGCCTCGCGGCCTGCTTTCCTACACTGAGAAGCTGTGTGCGAACCAGGCAGCCCTCGAGTGGGGAAAGATGGGATATGTCAAGACCGGAAAGGCGGCTGCACTGGCGGATGCAAACAAGCAAAACGTGTTCATCGATGCGAAAAAGCTCTTGCACGTGCGGTATCGCACCAATGCACGGCTCTTGATCAACACGAACACCGCTGCAGAGCTCGAGAAGCTTACCGACACTACCGGGCGTCCGCTTTGGACCGAAGGGGTCAAGGAAGGCCAGCCTGCGAAGTTCATCGGTATTCCGGTGGAGATCAACGACTACATGCCGGACATCAATAACACGGGTAGCCTGCCGTTCGCTCTTCTTGGTGATTTTAAGAAAGGGTATGCGATCCGCGACCGCAAGGGCATGACCATGACCAGGGACGCGATCACACACAAGGGGTTTGTCAAGTTCTACACCACCAAGCGCACCGGCGCCGGTATCAAGAACTTCAAGGCCATCGTCGCAATCAAGGCCATCCAGTAGGTGGCCTTGCAACAACCCGGATAGGGGAGGAATGAGATCATGAAAGATCTGTTATCAAAAATCAAATTTCTGGAAGCTGCGGCTCCTGCGGTTGCGGCTGTTGACATCGAGGGAGAGGACATCGACCTCAAGGGTTTCGGCTCTTGTGTGTTTGGCGCGGTGATCGGTGCTGGAGCGTATGCGGCCACCAAGAAAGTGGCTCCCGTGCTCGAAGAGAGTGACGATGCCGATACTTATACTGCGGTCGATGCCGCGCACTATGACGGTGATCTCACCGCTGTAGCCGCTACGATCGCAGCCAATGAGTATCGCCTGATCCAGTACAAGGGATACAAGCGTTATGTGCGCTTGTCGTTCGATGTCACCGGCACACTGGATGCAGATGTGCTTCTCGGTGCGTGGGTGATCCTCGGAAATCCGCAACTGGCTCCTACGGCGTAGGAGTTCGCATTGACGGTGGGGCTTCGGCCCCACCATTGAGGTGGTCATGGATCTGAAGAGCAATGCCCTGGTATCCTGGGAGTTTGTCCGGGATTATGGAAAGTTCACTGAAACACAGAAGGACTCTGTGGTGAACCTCATCAACTGGATATCGGGCAAGGCGGAGACGATAGCGCAGCGTGAGCTCGTGAATATGGAGAGGACCTTGGTGGTTTGTGGCAACGGATCTCCACGGTTGTATCTACCTGTAGTCCCTGTGACTGAAGTTTCATCCGTGACCATTGATTCTGGCCACACATTTCTTGTGGATCCGTTGGATCCGACAGAGTACCACATCGACAGCAAGGCCGGGATCATCACCAGGTATAACTATCGCTGGCCGGAAGGGGTTTACAACATCCAAGTGGTCTATACGGCAGGGTGGACTATCGAGACCATGCCATCAGAGATCCAGAAGGCATGCTTGGAGGGGATTGTCACTGCATGGAACCGTTCGAATGACAACAGCTATGGAGTTCAGTCCAAGACCATGCCCAATGGGGTGAATGTTTCTTATGAACAGCGATTATCTCCAGATGTCTATGGAACATTCGCTGAGCTAAGGATGGGCTTCGTATGATCGGTACTTATGGCATCGACATCGGGAAAAGAACAAAGAAGTCGCTGCAATTCAACGATGAGGTTTCCCACCTTCTTGATGCTTTTTCAGCTGATCCAATGGTCGTATCTCGTGTGGTCGGTGCTGCAGCACTGAGGCTCAAAAGACATGCAAGGGATGTGAACAAAAGGACATTTCCAAAGATCACCGGAGATTACAACAAGTCGATTTGGTACAAGCAGTACAAGAAGAGTGCAAGGGCAAACCTCTATGGAGGCAATCTTTCGAGCATCTATGAGCACAACGGGGCTCTGATACAACCAATGAAAGGCCAGGCATTGAAGTTTGAGATCAATGGAAAGACCGTTTTTTATAAGGGTGTGATCAGAATCGATCCCAAGCCATGGTTCTTCCCTGCGATGGATGAGGCGTATCAGCGTGGATATGTCGATCAGGCAGCAATGAAGCAGATCGAAAAGGAATTGAAGGAGCGTAATCTTGGATATTAAGTTCGACACCTACGAGGCTCTGGAAGAAATAAAAGCACTCATTAAACAGTACATTGCGGATTACGTTGCACTGTTCGATGGTCTTCCATCCATTACCGAGGTGTATGTGAGCCAAGACTATAGCGACTCAATGAAGGAAAAGCCATACATCAACGTCTACCCCTCACAGGCTGAGCCGGAAGACGCTGGACAGTGCGTAGTAGCGGACACACTCACCATCGAAGTTGCTGTTTTTGTCCTAACCAGGGACGAACATGTTGCCGAGAAATGGATGTTGAATTATGGGGACTGCATCAAATCGCTGTTTTCGGATCACACCGAGACCGATTTGTTGTTCGATATAAGGCGCGGCACGACCGAATATTGGACGAATGCCACGACCATGGAGAAAATGGCCACGATTGTGTTCGAGTGTTCTACTCGACCGGCCAGTAGATAAGGAGGGGACCGTAATGGGTACACCAAAGAAATCTTTTACAAAAGCCACTATCGGAGGGATGGAAGAAACCCTCGGAACTGCGGTCCCGAGGACCAGCAGGGTCGCTCTGACAGACTTCAGCTATTTGCTGGAGACTCCGACGAAGAACCCAAAGGAGATCATCACCGGGAGAAACACCACACGGGGATTCGACGTCGATGCCATCGACTACACGAGCGAGTTGGCCACAAACCTCGCTGCAAACAAATCGATTGGTATGTTGCTCCACAGTCTTCTCGGTCATCGAGTGGCCAAGGTGCAGGTAGGATGTGGTATTTTCATTGCTTATAAGGGCGATGCTGCCTCTTGCAAGCTTGTGGCGTCTGGATCCGGAAAGACTCTCACTGCATATGTTGGTGATCTTGGGGAAGAGTCTGAGGATGCTGGTTTCGGTACAGCCGGTGTATTGGACCTCACGGGCAAGACTCTCGGGACGCTTGTCACTGCAATCAATGAGTTTGCAGATTATGAAGCGAAGGTCATTTACGGTGGTTCAACTACCACTGCGGAGACTCCCGTAGACATCGTTGCTACCCAGGCAAAAAACCATCAGGCAGTTGTCCATTTCACTTCAGCTGACAGCGGAGTGTATCTCGATGTGTTCCGGCCGAACTTCACGAATACCGAGAATCCGACTTTCAGCATCCAGATGGATGGTGTCGGTGACAATCAGCTGGGA